CGCGCGGAGACTCAGGAGGGGCGTCAGGTAGAGGCATTACGACTTCAACCCCATGATCAGCATGACAAACCCCCAGAAGTTATTCGGTATCTGAATGGCGCCCCGTGGGTCAAATGGTCCCGGCTTTGCCCCAACCCCGTTCCCGTTCCCGTTCCCGTTCCCGTTTGGACGATATTCCCCCCCTCCAAAATCCGGGTCTATTACACCTATTCCGGGCCCTCCCGGTGTTTGAGGAACGAGAGTCATTTTCGCCTCACTTGAGTTGCTTAGATCGCATCTTGCATATTCTCTCTATGCTATCGAGGTCTTTGGTTGAAATGAAGTCCCTCATGTAGAGTTTCTTGGCTTTGCTCAGGATCTCTGCCATTCTTCGGCGTCCGGCCGCTTTGGTCATGCGTGGCATTCAATCAACCTCAGGCGTTAGTCAGGAATTGAGCCTTGTAGTTCAGAGCGACAGGTGTTGAAGCAAAGGAGAAGGCCGGTTGCTGAACAATCGGGCTTGTCGCACTGCAAGAACCTACGACGTTACCCAGGGCGTCGACAACATAGAAGCCCTGCGTCTCAATCTTGTTGCCGTCGACTGAAGTTCCAAACCATTTCACGATTCGCTGTCCTTGGAGTGTATCTCCGATGGAGTTCGATGTTTGTAGATCTACAAGTTCGTTCGTTGCTCCACCGGTGGGCGTCACTACGAAAATTCTTGAGATTCCGCTGGCAGTGTAGCAAGCCATTGCTGCCTCGCGATCTGCGGCGGTGTTGTTCATGCAGCGGACCTTATCTCCGGCCTTGAGTTGGTAAGGTTGGCAGAGCGCAGGTGATCCATCCGAGACAGCGCCCTTGACGCTCCACGGAATGATTGCAGCCACAAGGCCCTGCGATAGAATGTAGCAGTAGCCCACGCCGTTGTCGCAGCTTACCAGGGCAGAGGTCACTGTCTTACCTGGTGCGTAGTCGCCAACGTTCTGGGCTGACACGGTGTAAACGGTATCAGTCGTTAGGTCCGATTCAGTACCCTCGGCCAATTCTGCCTTGAGGGGTATGTTTGTTCCGTCCGAGCAGACGAGAACTCCGGTCACTGTGTTGGTTGCCATAGGATCACAGCCTCACTCCGATCCCAAGAGGCTTCATCAGGTTACGGTTCACGTTGCTGATGGGCTTCCGTAGGAGTTTCTTGGCGAATTTGAAGGTCAAACCGATGCCTATTGCCTGCACGGCCATTGCTTGGTAGTTCGCAGTGAAGTTTGCCTGCATCGCATCGAAGGACGAACCGGGCTCGCTGATGATTGACTGAAGTGTGAGACCGCCGTTCGTGGTGGTCATGGCGGTTGACCCTACTCCCGCGTCACCAAATCCGAGTAATCCAACCGGGGAGTTTCCAAACACGCCACCGGTGATCGTGGTAGCGTAGGCGTAACTTTCAGCGAGATTGATGAGGCTCATTGTCTTGGGCGATCTTCGGCGTCTTGCTTTCTTTCTGCGTGGCATATCTGGTGTTAAGAAAGAACTCGCTAATATAACTTCACTCTAAATCGGTTGCCCCGGTAAATTGACCATCGGGACCGCGTTGTGTAATGTTCGCGTCGAATGTATTCATCTTCTGGTGCGCCATTCCTTGAATTAGTTGAGCGATCGCGCCCTGGATCGGGTTCGGCGGCTCAAATTCTGCTAGTCCGCCGGACATTAGCTTGTCAACCAGGGCTTGGATCGCTAATGCGAGCTTCTCGTCTATGTCCATCAGAGCTTGTTCGATGTAAATTCTGATCCAGAGGGCAAAACCACCCAAAGAAATCAAGTTAATCAGCATTAAAACGCCCAAAATGAGGGTATCCGGCAATAGCATGTATGTGTACCGGGCGCCTTCCGCCCATATACATACCGTTGAGGGGCGATTTCGATCAAAACACTAGGTAATCTTGATATCCGGTGGCTAATGTGGGCTTGAACAGGTGCGGCGGGAGGTGATGACCCTGATGGGGCGTAGCCCCAGAAGCCAGAGAGACCTTCTGAGCGTTATTAATAAATAACTCTTAAATACTGATACCCTGTCTCAGCAATTGGAGGGCGGGGACTCGATCCAACAAGTACATCCCAATGTCACTAGAGCTGCCCGTCCTCCACAGGTGATAAAGAATGCCACAATGTATAGTTGAAGAATGCGATAATGAGGCCGATGTAGAAGATATGACAATATGCTCCCACTGCTATTTTGTTCATTATGAGAGGCACCATCGAGCATGTCGTCTCTGCGGCAGGTGATAAAGAATGAAGCGCGGTAGGCCCCCGATCTATTGCCCTCCTTCTTGCTGTCCGACTGTCCGGTGTAAGAGGTGTGATTGAATGAAGTGTAGTCTTTGCAGAGAAGAAGGTCATCACCGAGGTCAGTGTTCTAACTCCCCTTGGGGAGGGGCGTATGACCACTCGATTAAGTCCGTAGATGATACCCCTCTGAAGTTCCACAGCTCGAACCTGATCCAATGCCCCTGCTGCAAGCACATGATTACCGTGACATTGACGGAGGACGAGTAATGAAGGTGAAAGTCCGAATTCAGGGCGACACGTTCCAAGATTGCGAAAGGCTCCGCCAACGTTTCTTGAAAAAGCATCCTGAACTCATACTTGGAAAACCCCGAAAGGGTGCAAATCCCAAATACGAAGGTAATCAAAAATGGGCATCCTATGGTGACTTTCAATACGGCGTGATCCGCAAGAGGCGTTCTTAATGCCCGGAATCTCAGCCAACTTGACCCCTCAAGCATACGCCATCTGGGAGACTATACCAAAGAAGGAGAAGGGGAACCCAGACCGTCCGGGTCGCTCCTTCATTCTCTCTCAAGCCATCATTGAAAAGCAGAATTGGACCGCTGTTCATGATGCGGTGCTCAAGGAGAAGTACGAGCTCGAGGATAAGTTGCGCTTGATGACAGCAGCTAGAGACAAGCTCCAAGAGATCGTCTTGCAGGACGGCTGGCCCCAATAGTTCCTAGTTCCTCATTCTTTTATATGTGGGACGGGGCAGTTTAGGCCAAAATGACCCAAATAGGTGGGGGTAGAGAGGGACGTTTTAGCCCCATCTCTTTGAGGGGTCGACACCGGCGATAGTTCTCCACATATCCAGGAACTGACCCCAGACTGAAGTTGATCCTCCCGCCTGCTCCCGCTTCTCTTTCATTGTCTCACTCTTCTGTTGATAATCTGACAACCATGGCGCAAAGTCCGCAGGCGTTGGGAGTCCTGTTTCTATTCCCATGAACTCAAGCAACATAGCGATGGAATAGAAAATCCCTATCATCTCGGTTGGGTCTTTCATTTGCTTCGTGATCTCAGGGATTCCTATACCTTCCATCAGGCGACCAGCGTTGCCCATCATGTAAGCGGTCATATAACTCTCAAGCAACTGTCGCTCTTTGTCCTGTAGTCGAATGACGTACTCGATGGTCTCTTTCGGTTTGTTCTTCGACATCACAGCACCCCGACGATTGAATCCCAGAGGGTCTGGCCGAGGCCCATCCCGAGGATCCAACCGAGCAGGAATGCCATGCCGTTCTCCATGAAGACCTCCTTGGCCTTCTCCCCCAGGGACTGAGTCATTCTGGTGCCTCCGGCCAATGATCGACGGCATCATTTGCCGTGTCGTGGTTCTGAGGGAGGTCTCTTAGAGCCTGTCTATACTCCTTCCAAGGGTTTGCCAGGGTGACGTCCTTGAGGGCTCTCCAATCACTGTCAGAGAGAGCCTTATCGCGAGCTCGCCGGACTTCATCCCATGTCACGTCCCGAAGGGTTTCCTCAAGGAGTGATTCTCCGTCCCAATGTCTAGTATTCCGATACATCCTACCACTCCAACAATATCGACGGTGTCTCTGAAAACACGGTTTCAAGGTCGGTCGCATCGACCGTTGAAGGTAAGGTGTTGTTTGATGACTGAAGTTCAAGATGTGTCTTGGTGTCCTCGGTTGAGTTAGTCGGTCCTGCTCCTGGGGCGTAGGAACTCTTGGCGCTACGGTAGGAAGCGGCTACTGAGGTCGAACGGCAGTAGGCGACAAAATAGAGTGTGTTTTTCGTTAGAGTTGGCGTCCCGGTGAAACTCGTCTGCCTGATGTCACCGGTCGAAGTCAAGTCAATATCGCAAGAAGCGATTAGGGTTGTTGGCAGCCCCGTGGTCGCGTCGGCATTGTAGAATCCAATCTTCAGGTTGCAGGTTGATGCCGCCGCGGAACTGACGCCGATCGTAACGGCATCAACAGTGCCGGTGTTCGGAGCGTAGAATGCCTGGAAGCAGGGTTCATCATCGGCGTTGTCAGTATCTCGCAGAGCTATACCAAACGGTGCAGCTACTGAAACGTCGTAGGTATCGTAGGAACTCCCCCCTAGGATCCCTAGCTGGTTGACTCCACCACCTCCACCAGCATCCAGGAGGCCCTCCCATTCGCCCTTGACAGATAGTCGTGCCAGGTTAACGAGTACCAGGCGTCGCAGCTCGTCCTCGTTCATCTCCTCGATGTTGATTGGCTGGCCGATCGACTGTACCGTGGCGAAGGCAATGTTCTCGAGATCGGTATTCTGGGCGAGCGTGTAGACCCTGGGGGACTTCTTGTCTGCGTCTGGTAGTGGCATTGGATCACCCGATGAGTCCATCCCATTCTTGCTTGACAGTCAGACGCGCCAGGTTAACGAGTACTAGGCGTCGCAGCTCGTCCTCATTGAGTTCCTCGATGCTGATGGGGTTTCCAACGCTGGCAATGTCGGACTGAGCCAGAGAGTTAGGTGCCTCTGCACTGAGGGTCTTCGTCTTGAGTAGCTTATACACGCGCGGAGACTCAGGAGGGGCGTCAGGTAGAGGCATTACGACTTCAACCCCATGATCAGCATG